ACACTGGTCAATCGTATTGTTCATGTACGGAATTGAGTCAGAGATACCAGTATATGTAGCCCAGCCTCGTGTGCGGCAATACCCATAAATGGACATATCTCTTACATAGCCCAATGACACTTGCCCGGAAGAATTGACACTAAAACTTCCGATGTTGATGGAACATCCAGATAAGGCGCCGCCTCTGATTCTGTTTGCGGAAAGCGTGCCCGTTGTAATCTTATCTGCAGACAGGTTCGGAATACGCACCGGGTCAAAAGTACCGGAAGTAATCTTGCTGCAATTAAGCTCCGGGATTCTCTGCGTGTTAAACTGACCAGAGGTAATTTGGCTCGCAGGCAGTCCCGATATTTGGCTTGCCGTCAACTTGCCAACAGTAATGCTATCTGCCCGAAGGTTGGTAACGGTAACATTGGTACAATTCAGCGTACCAGAAGTGATGTTGCTTGCGCTCAGGTTCGTCACCTTGATAATATTGCCGTTGATGGTGCCCGATGTAATATTACTGGCGTTCAGATTTTTGATGGTCACATCAGTCGCATCAATCGTACCGCCGCTGATTCTGTCGGCTGACATAGTGCCTGCCGTAATCTTGCTGGCATTGATACTGACGATGTTTGCATTGCTGACCTGCAGCGTTCCATTGGAGATTTCGCAGCCGCCAATAATACCGCTGGTTGCCTCAACCTTGCCAGAAATGCTCACATTGTTTGCAAGCAGGTAGCCGTTCTTATTGGCGCGGATATAGTTGCTTGCCGTTCCAAGAGAAATGCCGTCCGTTCCAATATAGATGCCGGAAGTGGTACTGGAGAACGAAGGCTTCCCGTTGTAAATTGCATCGCTGATAATAGTCCAACCCTGTGACGGCTGGCCGATGTATCCACTCAGCGCAGTGACTTCGCCACTAAAAGAACCGGCTGTAGCGTAGATGGTGCCTTTCAGTGTCAGGTTGCCGTTAGTATCCGCATAGAAAAGCTTCTTATCGTCGTCTACGACACCCTTATTGTTGATAAGCGGATACTTACCAATCATCAGACCATGCATCGGGTCTAAGAGAATATGCGAGTTGCTCTTCTCGTTGGTGATGCTGAAGTTGCTGTTGTGCAATACACACCCCTCGGCATCTACCTTGAACACCGATACGCCGCCATCCTGCTTTGCGCTCTCGATAACAAGGTTGCTGCCAGCGAGCAAAGTACCAACAATATTGGGAGCAACGATGCCCCAGCAATCCCCGAGGTTCTCATCGTAGAAGTTGCCGATAGCCAACTCTGCCGTTGACCAGTTGTTGCTGGTCATCAAAATGCTGTTGTTGTTCAGCCACACCTGCTTCGGTTCATACTCTGTATGCGCTTCATCGCTCCACTTGCGCAGCCGGATACCGGAATCGCCCCACGAGATGGCCTGCTCCTTAGAAGACATGATTGCGTTCTTGGATACATCCAACGCTGTCTGCATAAAGTCTTTGACCTTGGTAGAGGCGCCACTGTCCATAAACGCAGAGTAGTTGTACTTATTCAGGTCTACGCTCTTGCCCATTGAGACGCTTTGCTCCAGCAAATCAGCCAACAGGAAAGAACTATCACCAGAGGTGTATGTGTCGCTGAATTCCAGTGTCAGGTCGTTTGGAGAATCAAAGCTCACCTTCACGCCTACACAGATAGGAGCCAGTGTCTCGTCCTCGCTGATACCGACATAGAGCTTTTCGCCGTGGCGCAGCTTATTCTTGAACTTCACGAAATCGTCAAGACACAAGAAGTTTGCGCTTGTCACACCGAATGTATAGGAGGGCTGCGATACCTTGGTCAGAATCTCGTTGCCGTATTCAAACAAGTCCCATGCGACTGCACGCTTTTCATACTCGCTGGTGTTCAGCGTGAAGTATAGATACCCCTCACTGACCGTAATATCCAGTTTCGTGCCGACCAACAGGTCGGGGATTTCAGCGTCTGCCGCCATGTCGTGCGCAACGGAAGACACCGTTCCCGTCAAAGAGATACACCCTTTCGGGAAAGACCGGTCGCCCGTTACGCCCGCACCGAGATATGCCGTCATCACAAAACTGTTGTTTGGCGCTTTTTCAAATGCCGCGCTGATAATCTCTGCGTCAATAAAGTCGGATTTGATTCTACCGCCCTTGACATCATAGATTTCCTTGTTGCGTGTATTGGTCACATAAGTAATGCTGGCGTCGCTAATACCAATCAGCTTGTTGACAACATGATTGCCGGTATCTTCATCGGCATAGGAATCGGTTGTCTGTGCTACAAAGCTGCTCTCTGATACAGCGTCATCCTTCAAATATCGGTCAAGCTGCAAATACTCTTCCTGTGTGAAGTATGATTTGAAATTGGCTGCTTTGTTTATCGTAACCAGCTCGCTGTATATAGATGCCGCCTGAGCTTCAATGCCTTTGATTTCTTCGTTCTTGGCATTGATTTCGGCTTGCTTTGCGGCAAGCCTGGCGTTCACATCATCCAGTTTGCTTTGCGGCACAAGGTCTCGTGCGATGCTTTGAATGATGATTGCCTGTTCATTTTCCAGAACAGTCCGTTCACTCTCTAACTCCACCAGTGCTGTCTGCTCCGTGGTTTTGCGCATGATTTGCAGAACATACTCCACAGACAGGTTGTAGTAAGGAAGCTGATAGTTTGCATAGCTTTCCTTCCACGCATAGTACTTGTCAATCAATGCCTGGTCAAAGTTATCGGTATTCATGAAGTAATCCAGATTGATGATTTGATTGGTTCCGCTGGGGTTTACATCACGAATGTTTACGCCATCGGCGCCGTTGACATCCAGCCGAGTGACGATGCTCTCCGTGTTTTCTTCGACCGTAATCTCTTTTGCAAGGTTGGCGTTGGAGATATAAATGGGATTGGTCGGCACCGCAGAAGACGCATCTTTCACATTGATTCTACGGTTATAGGTATCAAAGTCAAAAATGCAGTTATAGGAAGTCTGTATCGTTCCCTTGATAAAGTTATAGAGATTCTCGTCGGAGACCTCAAAGGTGCGATACTTACCGACAAGGTTGCTGTCAATGCTTCCAATGCTCCATGATGGCATTAGCTCAAGGATAATGCCAAGCAATGTGCTGTCCGGTGTAACAGGGTTCCAGAAATTATAGGTGGCATTTGCCAGCGAGAGCTTTTTGAAAGTGAACTCGTACTCAAGGGAATAGCCCTTGCACGCCTTTATTTTCTTCACACCGTCGCCGGTTTCTTTGGGGTTCACAAGGATGAACTGTCCGATATTCTGCAGTTCAACAATGCGCATACCAATGACCGCATCATAATACGGTGTAGGCTCACCATCCACCTGTGCGGGAAGATTAAACTCAATCACAGAGGCTTCATCATATTTAATATCAGCAGTGATATTCATGGCATAGCCCAGCACGCCAATCGGTACATCGGTCGTGTTTTTAAGAATCAACATTGGCGGTTCCCGCAGGTCTATCTTTGAGAAATCAACTACCATACTTTGAGAAAACCTCCTATTACAATAAGTTTTGGATGTAAGCCCAGCATCCGGCTGGGCTTCTTTTTGCCTCTTGCCTAAGCTACAATAAGGGGAGCAACTGGCTGACCAGCGCCTCCTTGGGCTTCCATGTCCGTCGGAAAGACTGTTAGCCATCCCCTTATTGCAGCGTTCGATTTGAGCAGGTTGAGCCTTGGAGTTCGTGTCACCCAATAGATTGAATCGGCAATGAGAAAAGATGGGTTCCGGTTGCGATTCACAGATTGGAGGAATACAAATGAACTCTGTTGGCATTGACATCTCCAAAGGGAGAAGCACGATTGCCGTCATGCGCCCCTTTGGTGAAGTTGTTATCTCACCCTTTGAAATCCGTCACACCGGCAGTGAACTGAGTGAACTGGCAAGGCAGCTCAAAAGCCTGAACGGTGAGACTCGCGTGGTCATGGAGGCCACGGGAAACTACCATGCACCGGTGGCAAAGCTGCTTCACGATGCAGGGCTATATGTTTCCGTTGTCAATGCAAAGCTCGTGCATAGCTACGGGAACAACGAATTGAGGCGCGTCAAGACTGACCGAAAGGATGCCGTAAAGCTGGCAAATTACGGTCTTGACCGCTGGCTCACTTTGCATAGATATGTTCCGGAAGACGATACCCGGTTGTTGCTGAAGAACTGCTGCCGCCAGTACCGACAGTACTCCAAGGTGCATACGGTTCTGAAGAACAATCTGATCTCGTTGCTGGATATGGTATTTCCAAATGTTAATCGCCTGTTTTCAAGTCCGATTCGTGAGGATGGAAGTGAAAAGTGGGTGGATTTTGTGGCTGAATTCTGGCATTGCTGCTGCGTTAGCGAGAAATCTGAGAAAGCATTCGCCAACAAATATCAGCGGTGGTGCAGGAAGCACGGCTACAACTTCAACGAGGAAAAAGCGCATACCATTTATGCCGAAGCCAGTAGGCACATCGGTGTTATGCCAAAATCTGAAACAACGAAACTGCTCGTGGAACAGGCCGTTGCACAGCTCAGAGCAACTTCTGCCGCGCTTGCTGCACTCAAACACGAAATGCTTGCATTAGCCTCTCAACTTCCGGAATACCCCGTCGTCATGGGTATGTTTGGCGTAGGCCAGACTCTGGGGCCGCAGCTCATAGCTGAAGTTGGCGATGTGCGACGCTTTTATTCCAAGAAAGCACTCGTAGCCTATGCTGGACTGGATGCCCCGCCAAACGATTCCGGTGATGTGACTGGCAGACACAAAAGCATGAGCAAGATTGGTGCATCGTCTTTACGTCGAACCCTGTTTCTAATTATGAGCGCCTATTTGCAAAACTCTCCGGTAGATGAACCTGTCTACCAGTTCATGGACAGGAAGCGCGCCGAAGGCAAGCCTTACCGCGTCTACATGATGGCATCCGCCAACAAGTTCCTACGAATCTACTATGCCACCGTGAAAGCCTATCTCGAAGCGGCAGAACACGTCACCTGACCTTGTCATAAAACATTGGCTGGCCGCCATCTCATTTTTGAGATGTGAAGAGCGGCTTGATTTCGTGCAGCCTTTTTCTCTATGCTGTTACTGCAAAATTTTTACTTGACTTTTCTTAGCAGGTCTTTCTGAAATAGGGGAGATACAGTCGCCCGTATCTCCCCGTTGGGTTACTTATGGTTTCAGCCTTGAGCCTCGCGTGCTGTTGATACCACGCCGCTCAAATGCGCTGTAAAGTTTGTCAATCGCCACATCGGCAATCCGTTCGCCATAGGCCTTTGCATCCGTGTCGGCCATTTCACCGCTATGGGTAATGTTGACCTCGAAGTGCGGTTCAAACACAAGGCTCTGTGCGGTACCGCCGATGATGTCCTGCGTCAATCCGCTCATGGTGTCTTTGATACCTGACGCCGGAGCTGAGATTGTCGGCAGCGTACCGATAACCACCCCAAGACGCTTCGACAGTTCTGTCTGGAAATCAATGATACGATACAGGTTCTTCTGCTTGGCCTCATTCAATACGACTTCGCCCTTTTGCAGAATAGCAAGGACTTCATCCTTGCTGAGGTTTGCTTCGTCAACAACGCCGCCGTCGTGGTATTTGGGGACATTGCTTACCACGGTGCCAACACCGCTTACGCCGCCCACTGCGTCGCTGTATTGTCTTACAGCTTCCGCAGCCCGTATCCATGCAGAAGAAATCTCCGCATCGATAGATGCGCCGACAGATACGCTCTGACCGAGAAGCGTCTGGTAAAATGCCGTCCAGAGCTCTTCGGAAGAATTGACCGTACTCCTAAGCAGTTCCAGTTCCGCTTCCTTATCAGCTTCATAGTCTTCGCCCATCTTGTCCAGAGCGTCAGTCTGCGCTTCAACGGAATGGTCTCTCTGTGTGTCCGCGAGGTCTTTCTGCTTTTCTTCCAGCTCCTGTATCAGGGTGTTTCGCTCCGCCTGTGCGCTTCTGCTGTCATCCAGAGCAAGCTGGTCGATTCTGGCTTGCAGGTCAGCTATCTCCTTGACCTTGTCGGCAATATCGGCTTCATAGTCGAACTCGTCCTTAGCGGACTCAATCATCTCTTTTCTCAGGTCTATAATCTTTTGATAGGCATCTATCTGCTTCTTATAGACTTCCTCGATGTAGTCGATGATATTGTTCTTCGTCTCCTGAACCTGATAACCTAAGTCCTCGATGGAGCTTGCAGCATCGATGTTGTCATCGTTAAGCTGCTCTGTCACATCTATCAGGTCTTCCGTTTCCTTGCGAAGGGCGTTTGTCGCTTCCTGCAGTGTGTCGTACTCTCCGGCGGACGATGCCGTAAGCTCATTCAAGTGCTCAAGGTTCTTAATGTACAGCTCGTTTGTTTCGCTGTTATACTCGACCTCAAACCCAAGAGCGCGAAGGGCACCGACATTGGATGCGATGGTGCTCTTTTTCAGCTCCATCAAATCCCTCTCGGCAGCCATCTCTTCTTTATAAGCGTCAATCAAATCACTGGACAGCTTAATCTTTTCAGCCGGGTCTTCCGCATACTTCAGCTTTTTCGCCAGAGAGTTTGCCCGTTCCTGTGCAGCCTGCAGCCGCTTCTCTGCTTCGTAATAGGCATCAATGTCAGCGATATACTCTTCAACAGTTTTGATTTTGTCTTTTGTATCGCTGTCACCGTCTGAGCTATTTCCGCTGCTGTCGCTTCTGCTGCCATAAGAACTACCGGCAGAACCATAGATGCTTGTCAGGTCAAGCCCGCGCAACGCCTCAAGATTTTTGTAGGCGTTGACCGTTCGCTGTTTGAAATCTTCCAGCGCAGCAATACGCTGTGCAGATGCCTGCTCCTGCTTTGAAACCCAGTCGTCCAGCGTATCTGTGCCGACATAGGTATTTGCACCGTCGAAAGTGACGGTGACATCTCCGGCGTCAATTGAAGTGCCACCTACCGCACCAGACACTGCTGACTGGAAATAGTGAGAGATACCCTGCCAGTTACCTGTCGTAGCGTCCTTGACAGCCTGACTCAGCGCACCCCAGACGCTGGAAGCAATATTGCGAATCTTGGCAAACAAGCTGTTGCCGTAGTTGTTGGTCGCTTCAAGTGACTTGGAGAAGCCTTGTGTATGTGCGCTCTTAATGGTATTGGCATACGGCTGCCAGATGTTCTCCGTCGCCTGCTGACCATATTCAACTTCTGCACCCAGCTTTTTGTTCAGTGCTTCTTCGTTTACAGTCAGCTCGCCATTTTTCTCGGCCACATAGTTTCTGCCCTGCAAGTCATTGAGCTCATTCATCTTTTGAAGAAGAGCTTCCTCCTGCTGAACCTGTCCGTTGACACTCAGGTTCTTTATGTCGGCAATAATGTTAGCCTTTTCGGTTTCAAGAGCAAGCTGGTCATTGATGACCTGTTCGGTTGCTTTCAGTTCAGCAATCTTGGTATCCAGCTGGGCATCATACTCTGCCTCGTTCATCTCAAGAACGCTGTTCAGCAGCTGTCTCTGACCATCGATAGACCCGTCAACAAACAGGTCTGCCTGCTCCAGAAGCTTGGGATACTGCAAGGCGAGGTTGGCAAGCTGCTGCTTTGTCATGGCAGTACCGGAGTTCAGCCTGTCCATTGCAGAGATAATACTGTCAAGGCCATCCTTCGCACTATCCAGACCGGATATCATGTCGGAGAAATCGAGAGTGTTCACCATATCGGCGTTGGCATATTTCAGCCATTCGATTTTCTCTTGCAATTCCTCGAAGGTCATTGAGCCTTCTTCGGAAATAATGTTATAAGCAATTTCCAGCTCCTGCGCAGACATCTTGCCTAACAGCGCATCATACTTGCCGCCAACGCCGCCAATGGCTTCTTTGACAGCAGCAAGCTGCCGCTCAACAGTATCTGTCTCCAATGAGAGCTTGAGGTATTTGATGGTATCATCGTCAAACCCAGCTGCTTCAAGGTCGCTGATAATCGCATTGACAGTTTCCTGGAATTCATCAACATTGATGTCACCGGCATCAAACAACCCCTTCAGGTCAAACAGGCCGGACATTGCATTCTGCACTTCCGGTGTCAGCTTATCGATGAAGTCGTTTATCTGAACCTTAATATCGGTAATGGCATCTTCATCGGGAACAATCTTCCCCCAGAAGTTTTTCTTTGTGACATCATCAACGCCAAAGCGGTCAATGAAATTGGAAACAATATTTTGTGCTTCTGTGCTTAAATCGTCATAAGCGGCATTGTTCTGTGCAACAAGCTTCAGCTGGTCGGCAACATCTTGATTGGCCTTTTCAAGCCCATCTCGTGCCTCACCATAACGAACAGCAGCGTTCTTTGTCTTTTCGACAGCGGCTTCAAAATCAGAGAGGGACTCGAAGCCAACTTCCGTATAGTCGATAGAGGCCGCAATCTTTCCGATATTGTGAGAGACCTGGTCTGCGTAATCATCCCAGAAGTCACCCCACTGGTAATAGCCGTACTCGTTTGTGTACTTCTCCAGTTCCTTGCCAATATCGGTTACGCCCAGAGCCTTCATAATCTGTTCAGACAGATACCGGCTCTTATTGTCTCCTGAGCTTCCAACAAACTCAGGTGTCACATCTCTGTCATTGACACGGAACATCTGCCACATATTGTTGGACAAATCCGTATCTGTGGTCATAATGTCGCCGTTTTTCAGCTTGTCATAAGATGCTGCATATCCCTTGATAACCTCAGAAAGCTTTTCTGTGGTTGTCATCTGCCGGAGTTCGCTCTTGTATTGCTGTTCCTGCAGCTCAATGGCACGCTCAATCAGTTCGTTCTTGTCCGCAAGATAACCGTTTTCAATGCTATACCCCTCTGACAAAGCAGGAGAGATATCCACAATCGTCTGAACGATTTGCTTATATCTGTCATACTCATCAGCGGTCAGCGAAATATTTTCGCCGTAACGGGAAACACCAACTGACAGTGTCTCAAACTCTTCCTTCAGCGACTGTAATTTGTCGATATTATCGGAGTTTGTCTGACGGAACTCATTGAACGCATTGGTCAGTTCATTCGCTTTTTCAATCGCTTCATCGCTGGCGTTAATCAGATGCGTAATGCCTGTGATGATGCCCTGAATCACCAATCCAATTCCCAGCGAGATGAGCATATTGATGGCTGTGTTAAGCGCCGTGACGCCAATCGCCGCTGCTTTTGAACTTGCTCCAAACGCTTTCGTCTCCACACCGGCCTGTTTGCAGTACGCCTTGTAGCCAGACATGGAGGCCTTGCCACCGTTCAGCGACTTCAAATACCCAGACAGAGAATCGTCAGTGCCATCAAGATATTTGATAAATATCTGCTGTGTCTGTATGGACGAGCTAAGCACCTTGTTGTACTCAGCAATATTTTTGTTAGCAGCAGACCAATCCGTAATGCCACCGGAAATGCCTATCTTCCCATCAACGACATCAAAGATTCCGAGGTTCTTTCCTTTGGCACCACTATACGCAGTTACAGCTGCGGTGATTGTGGAAATCAAAGCAGGGAATGAACCCAGCTTATCGATGATTGCGGTCAGCGTTTCGAGAATTGCTGTGCCGCCGTCTACAACGCCTTTAACAAGCCCGGAGCTTACAAAGGATGCGGAGAGCTTTTCAAAAGCTGCCTGGAACTGAGCAATCTTACCGTTGATAGAGTCGAGATACTTCTCATTCTCATTGAGGGCAGAACCCGCAGAATCCGCAGCTACTTCAAGAACAGCCTCTGCATCTGCAAAGTTATTCAGCAGCGAGGCCACCACATTGCTGTTTCGCTTACCACCAATCATCTCCATGATGTTGGCTTTGGTAATATCGGTAAGGTCTCCCCATACCTCGGAGAGTTCTTTCAAAATCTGATAGGTGCTTTTGAAAGTATCTTCATCCAGTTGGATATCGACTCGTCCGCTGGTCAGCGCCAGGATTTCTTTTCTCAGCTTGGAGACACTCTCCGCCATACCTTCTGTGCTTTCACCAGCTTCTTCCGCTTCGGTCTTTGCTGCACGAAGATACATGGAAACGGTCTTCATTGTTGTACCGACCTTCTCAGGGTCTTGCACAACATTGTTCGCCGCTGTTACAAGGGCAATACTTTCGTCCAAACTGTTACCGGCGGCTGCAAGAGCGGAAGCAGAACGCACCAATGCGTCGCCCACGCCCTTTGAAGAAATGGCAAACCGGTTGCCGACCTCATTGAATTTGTCAACGATGGTCATCACATTGGCAGCTTCGATGCCGAATGCCTTCATGGTAGAAATGACGCTTTCCGATGCTTCAGAAATATCATTGATACCATCGCCAACATTCTTGTAGACCAACGCAGCATCTGCTAACTCTGCCGCTTCACTGATGGAGTAGCCCAGTCTCGCAAAGTCCGCTGTTGCTGTAATCGTATCGGTCAGTGTTGCACCGAGACTCTTGGCACGCACGGCTGCCTCGTTGAAGAACTGAGCATAGGTTGCTCTGGTCTCGTCGGTAACTTTCTTCAATTCGGTCATGGCGGCATCCAGCGCCCGCACATTGGTCACCATCTGCTTGAAGTTGTTGACCATGACCATCAGGCTTCTCGTCACCAGCATCCATCCGCCAAACTTCTTATAAGCGGATGAAATGATTCCAACAAGCGTATTGCCCTTCTTGCCGGACTCCGTAATAGAAGTGTCCAGTGCAGCAAAATCAGACAGCAGCTTTCGCAAGTCTGTCTTGCTCATGCTCGTCATGCCATCGGCAGCATTCTTGCTGTCGTTCCATACACCGAGCAGCTGCTCACGCATCAGTGTGAGCTGTTCCAGCTCTGTGCCATCAATGCGAGGATTCTTGTCAATGTAGGTGCTGACTTTCTTATAGGCGCTGATGACCTCGTTGATGGTTGCCATCTTTTCCTTATTGGCAGCCTCAGCACTTCTCGCCGCAGCGGCCTCTGCCGCAGCGGCCTCCTCCGCAGCCTGGCGTTCTGCATAAATCCGGTTAATGTTCTCCAGAATAGCTGCGCCTTCGGCTTCTAAGCTAAGCCTGTACTCGTCGCTTGTAGCTTCTTTGGAAGCGCGAACAGTCTCCACGCTCATCGCCCACAGACGATACTGCTCCACCAGCGACGCCACACGCTGGCTCTCGCTCTCAGATACACCGCTGTCAACCAAGCCGTTCAGGCTTCTCTGTACAACGGTCTTCTGGTGACCAAGCGCCTCCATCTGCACTTTGAACGCTGCAACTTTGCGGGCAGCTTCGTCTGCAGCATCACCTGCGTCCTTCAGTTTTGACTTGACTTCGCCGATGTTTTCGGCGGTAAGGGTAATGCTCGTTCCCTTATCAAGGTTGATTGTGTTAATGACGGCGCTTAACTGTTTTCTGAAGTCAGTAATGGCACCGGCACCGATTCTAATTTTCGACAAATTGACATAGAATTTGCCGCTGTTGCTAATGGCATCCAGTTCCTTACGCAGTTGCTCGCCAAATGTCTTGGTGTCAACTGTCACGGTAGCCTTGATATTCTTCATGATTTCAGCAAGCTCTTTGCGAATCAGAGCCTCGCTGTCACCATCAGCACCACCGCGAGCTACGCCGATTAGTAACCGTACATCTGCATCCATTGCCATCGTCATCACCGTCCTTTACGAAGAAAAGGCTTGGCACAAAGCCAAGCCTTTCAAAATTTATTGTTCATATATGTCTGCGGCAACCGCAGTTACATTGTAGTCGGAACCATAGTTCCCATTGAAGTCGCTGATTGCCTGTTGAATAAACTTCAGTGCTTCACGCTCTTTTTTGCTGCGCACCCATGCAAAGTCTTCGTTGTACAGCGAGCGACTAATAGCCTCCCCGGATGGCGAATGACCATTCCACCAACCATATACATAGTTGGATGCATGGTAGCCATTGTTGAACAGAGCCACAATGTTGTCGATTCCACCATAGCTCGTAGCATCATTTTCAAGGGACTCACGATGCAGGTCGCCGCCAAAATATAGCGGAACCTCGAATCCGTCACCAACACGAATGATGCTTCCGCTGTCCATCTCATCAATGTGCTTCATCACAGATTCAGGCAGGTCATAGCTTTTGGCTGTCATCTGAAGAACCTGTATGAACTTTGCAGCGGCTTCCCAGATACGCTTCTCTGGGACGATAGAATCTCCGGCGGCAGTTCTTTCCACACCATCTCTGGTGTATTCCGCCATCTTTTCCTGTAAACGGGCTTGCCCCTGCGGAGACTTAATCCATGCGTTCAGCTTGCTTGACAAGCTCATTCCTTATAATCCTCTCTTTGCTCAAGGAATGCCTGTACAAGCTTCTGCTCATCAACTCCACTCTTATCAATAGCGCCAATCAGCTTCGCAATATCACTGCCGTTTACCCCGGCAAACATTTCGGAGGTCTTTTTGGAAACATCCTCAAAGGACGCCGCAAGCTGCTGCATCTGCTTTTCAATCGCCATGATATTGGTGTTGCAGATATAGTCGATTTTCTCATCAATCGCCCGAAGGATTTCATCAAACTGGGCAGAGCTGATATGCCTGCTCACCATCGCCACGGCGTCCGTGTTGTAAATAAGTGTGTATCGGTGTTCCAGATTTTCGGGGAGCGTGAAGTTTGCATACCGGGTCAAGAGGTTACTTTTAATCAGCAGGTCTTTGACCTCCGGCATATACCCCTCGTCATGGAAACAGCTGGACACAACATTGTCTACGAATGCCAACATCTGTGCAATCGAAATCGTATGCTTGATAACGACCTCGTTACCAAACCAGTGTTCTGTTGTATCGGGAACAGACTGCTCCTTCAACACCTTATCAAAAGATGCAATCGAAATCTTCTTCTCTTTATCAGCCATTGTCAGTATCCTCCTTTTTGTTCTTGCTGCGCTTTTGCTCCTTGCGCAAAGTTTGTACGGTTTCATAGTCCAGCCAGCCGCCCCATTTTTTGACATAGGTAATCCAGCGGTAACGCACATCTGGATAGGTATGCCAGAACAATTTTCGCTTGATTTTGGCAACACTGTCTGGACAACCCTTGGTATCAATCACCTCTGTATGCCCGTCGGCATACTCTATGTAGAAGTCTGCCACATAGGTAATCGGCAGCACCGTTTTGCCGTCGTGTGTGAACTTTGGTTGCAGTTCATACTTTTTCTGTAGTTCAAATCGAACTACCTCACCGCTTTCCACTCTGGGACAAAGCACATCACGAAAGTATTTCATCTCAAGCTGACTGTCGAACACAATTCCTGCGAATGTTCGTTTGTCTTTATCTTTGTCAACATTGAATTTTGTTCTCGCCATATCTCTCCTAATAGAAAAAGGGAGGGCGGATTACTCCACCCTCCCGGTTGCTTATTCCTCTTCCACAGGTTTCTCACCGATAGGCTCAGCATCAACGACCACCTGTTCAACGACAGGCTCTGCACACTTCTTGCGCTTGGTCTTCTTCTGCGGATTAACAATCCCACGAGATTCGTTAATCTTTTGCAGATAGATTGCACCGCACTCAGGCGAGCAAGCTACTTCCTGCCAGCGAAAAACACCTGCGGCTCGATTGGCACTACGGCAGGCTTCATATTCCTTACCGCATACCCGGCATTTCTTGACCGCAGAAGCCATCTGTGTCACCAACTTTCTTAGGCAACATCCTCAGCGTTTGCACCGAAGATGGTATAAGTCCACAGAGCACCGCTGGTGCCACAGGCACCGGACAGAGACTCTGCCTCAAACGCATGAACGGTCTGGTTATCGCCCATCTCGAAGCTGAACTCACCATTGAAGTCAGCCTTGGGGATATAGAACTGGATGCGGAACACATTGGCGCACTTATCCTCGGCGAAAGCGTCAATATACAGAGCACACTTGCCAGAGTAGTGGTCACTCAGGTTCTCCAGAACATCGGCCTGAATCTGACGCATATAGAACACGACAATTTCAGTGCCATCGGCAATCTCACCCTCGTTAAAGGCAAGCGCCTTGCCGGTGGGATTGTAGGTGAACACACCCTCGGCAACCTCGGTGCCCTGAGTCAGCGTCTTGCCAAGAGTGCCGTCAGCATTCTTCACATAAACAGACTCAATCTCGTTGCCGGTCGTACCGACAGCCTTGTACTGTGTAGCAGCCGCATTACCGGAGACGGTGAGATAATCCGTCCACTTCACAGTGGTCTTCTTGTTTTCAAACTCGCTGCCAACCTGCAGTTCGAGCAGGCCGCCGGACACAAGGCCGTTGGTACCGCTGACGGTAACAGCCTTGTTCTTCTTCAGAGAGTTCAGCTTGCGCCCCTGCTTACCGGTAATATCGGTCTTCTCCTGAGTCTGTGCGATAGTCGCATTCTGCAGCTCATCCAGAGTGAACTTGTAGGCGCCTGTCACGATATCAAAAGCATTGATGGTCTCAAGGCTGGTGATTGTGATATCATTGATATTCATATAGACATTCCTCCTATTTATGAGTTAGCCAATTCCAATCGTCTTGGCTTAGGTCTTTTGCGCTGACTGTGCCAGCATAGATGCCGTGCATCTTGTTGTCATAGTCGATTTTCTTGATAATCTGCCGCACGCTTTCGTTGAACTGATAGATTGAGAGTTCTCGTGTCCCCTCAAACCCATAGTGGTACTGTTCTGTGTTGACAAGCGCAACTATCAACTCCTCAAGCTGAGAAGTCGTTTCTCGGTTGCGTTGTCTGCGCATTTTTTTGCGTGCGCGTTCAATCATGTATTCTTTGGCTTCGCCATTGGCTGGTTTACGATTGTCTTTCTCAAGATGGTGAATCTTCCTGAGCGCACCAGCAATCTGGGCGTGGATAGCCCGGTCAATAACTACCCCTGAACTTTCATCGACCAATACAATGTTTCCGTTCTGTTCGTTTACGGCAGTCTGGAATTGCTTCAAATCAAGGTCTGCAAAAACAAGAGAGGTGTCTTGTTCCTTCAGGGTGCCGACCAAAAGAAGGAAAAGGTCATATTCATCAATGGTGGTAAAGTCGATTCCGATATCATCAAGCTGAACCATCATGTCAATCGGCATCGCAGTCAGCATCGCTACAATGCTGTAATACCCGTCTTCACATTCCAGGATTTCTCCGACCGTTGGTATCTTGATGTGAATAGCATCATTGATGTCGTATTCACGCCGATAAAGCATATTTCTTGTGTGCATTTATCCGGTCTTCCTGTTGGATGGAACGGGCTTGCCTGTGGGTGATACCCGATTGAAATCCTTTGCTTGGAATGTCATAACCTTTCCCTGATAATCCGTTACCGGAGCAAACCTTTTTACTGCGTATAAATCCATCTCGCCGAGTCCATAGCATCTGCTGCCGTTTACTGCCTTTGCAATTTCGGAACACAGCCTGTCCACTCTGACGCCGCCCTTTGGCAGCTTCATCTTGCTCTTATGGGTAAAAACCCAGACATACAGAACGGGGATTAAAAAGGTTTTGTTCAGCGACTTTTGCACATCTACATCACAGCAGATAAAAGTCTGACCATGTTCAATAGTGTCCGGTACATATTCAAAGGGAAACACCTGTGAATACACAAACCTCTCCGGCTGGTCGCTGTCCTTGTAGTTGTCGTCCAGAAGGCGGATGATTTCTGCATTTGTCAGCAGGTCATCCATCAGCTGGTTCTTATAGTCATAAAACTCCTCAAGCTGCATCAGAACCACACCTTCTTTCCTCCGGTGGTATCGCCGCCCGGCGTATCTTCACCGTCTTTATCAGGCTCGTCGGGGATATTCTCCTGACCATCCCTCGGAAAATATTTGTAGTAGTTGGCTATATGCAGTTCAAAGTTGTCAGTGTCTTCTGTGTTGCACTCCGTCAGAACATAATTCAAGACACCGCTTCCATTGAAGCTCCCGCCAAGCTTAAACGGTTTTGTCAGACGATAGGCAAGAATATCGTGAGTGTCGTAGTCATCAATCAGAAACCGGCTTTCACGGTTCAACTGAATAGAGTACTCATCCTTTGCAATCGTCAAGGACACTCTGGAATCACCACGGACGACAATGTATTCGTTGTCGCCATATTCACCGGTCAGGTACTTTGTACCATCGGTAATGATGCACCATCGCTCAACAATCGTCCCGTCAGCCGCTACCCAACGCAACAGATAGTTACACTGCTGCATAGTGCCCTTGGCGTACAGCTCGTTGTTGGCATCCTTTTCTGTGATAAGCCAGTAGTTATCCATCCAATGAACGAGACCGCCGTGCGGTAAGTCCTCTCCCGGCATCGTACACAGCGTTTTCATATTCAGGTTGTCCGAATTGATGACTGCCAACTCGCGTGGCTGCCCATCAATAGTCAGCTTGTGGTAGGACAAACTTGTAGGGAGCTTTGCGTTCAAAAAGGCACACTCTCTGCGCTTTACAGCGTCCCGTTTGTTTGTGCCGTTTGCTGCCATTCTGGCCTGATAAGTACTCCATGGATTCATTACGACACCTCCTGCTGTACGGCATACCTCGCTTTCAGCTTATTGCAAATCGAAATGGCACGAAACACCTCTCGCTTTACAACGCTTACTTCGCATTCTGGCGTATCAATCAGGTATTGCAGAATCGCAATCAATGACAGAAGAAGCGGGTCATCGTGGATTGCTTCAATGAGCTCCTTGCACCCAAGCAGTTCCGCCTGGAGACTTCTCATATAAACTTCCAATGAACTTTCTCCGCTTTCCTTAATAGGAAGAATCTTAAAGAAAAGATTTACGAGGGTGCGGAAATAGTTATTCAGCATAGCGGCATCCATCGGCACGCCCACCGTGGTCTGAATCATCATATATGTAAGTCCGTTAAATCCCCGTGATTATACGAATACTCCCTCATCATATTCGTAAAATCCTTTTGAGCCGCTTTATATGCGTTTCCAATCCGCATCAACAGCTCGGCGGGGGAATAGGTGGTAAAGTCTCTTGTGTTCAAAACGCTTTCAAGACTTTCCTGCCTGTATGTAAAAGGTTTCATCCACTGAACCAGCATACCTTCGGAAATAATGTCTGCCAGCTCGTCCAAATCTCCGTCGGCAATATCGACATCAAACTCACGAATGACATCATCGCCGGTGGTCGAAAGGTCGTACTTGCAAATCTTTCTGAAAGCTGCAATGGCTCGTTTCATGTAACCGTCAATCAAAGAGTTGCGCTCAAATACACGCATATTGACAAAATCGAATTCTGACACTTTGGAAAGGAACGCACCCGTGAACACATCATAAGAAACACTCATTCACTGTCACGCTCCTTTATCGTTCCACCAGCTCAACACCAAGACATTTCTCCAATGTGTTAATCACCTTGTTTGAATCGATTTCCTCTTCTGCGATAAGCTGCTTGGCGCGATATGCTACAGACTTGCGCTGTCCCTCTGAGAGCTTGGAAATAATATCCTCAATCTCGCCAACGGGCTTCTTGAACAGCTGGTCAAAATCCTGAATGTTCAAGGAGTTCTTATAGTACTGTCTCATGCCGAGATAGTCGATAACCCAGTCCTCGTCGAACATGAACCAGTTGTTGATGAAATACTTCTTGTTGGAGTTCCTTGCGTTTTTTAATTCGCTCAACTCCATATCCTGCTCTGCACCAAAAGACTCCCAGCTCCAACGCTCACCGGTGCGCTTACTCTTATAAACAAGACGCCCCTGAAAACCATTGCGAACAGTGATAATCTGATTGGGGTCAATCTCCTTCGGCACTACAGGCTTTTTTGTGGCTTCAGAGACTTCCGCAGCAGGCCGCTCTGCAACAGCGTTTGTGCCCACCGTCGAACTGCGGCGCGTTCTGGGCTTGGTTACGGTTTCGTTAGACATAACATCTCCCTTTCATACATAATGCGGGGCTCACAAGGAGCCCCGCTTTTCTGTCTGCTGTTTATCCGTTAGGCAATTTCGTAACGGCCAATACCGGCGTTGCCGCCAGCAAGGACGATGCCCATGCCGTACTTCTCGCCATACAGATATTCCTGAGTCAGGTCACCATTAGCGGTGGGCTCACCCATGATAACAATGGGGTCGCCTTCGTACACGCATTTGATGGGCTTGTCATCACCGGCAATGATGGTCAGCATATCGTCTGCCAGCACAAAGTCGGTAGAGCCGACCTTATGACGCTGGGGGGCCACCACAACGGGGGTGCCGTAGAACTTACCGGCGTAGCCCATGTTGTACAGGTCTTCCTTAGCCTTGTCGCCCATAGGAGTGACATCCAGGTTACGGATAGCCTTCTTAGTGCCGATGATGGTTGCAGCCTTGCCACCGGCGGCAGCCTCGACATGGGCAATCAGGTCGAGCAGCTCGTCCTCGTCGTAAGCACCGGCAGCGGGGAAATAGGTCACGCCGCCAAAGTCCTGCGCAGATGCATTGCTCCACAGGGCATACACATCATTAAGCAGCTTCTGGCGGAAGGACTCGGCCACCTTGTTAATGAAGTGGTTGAAGTCAACACGACCGGAAAGCACACGGTTGAGTTCCTCGTAAATCTTCACGACCTTCAGAGAAGTGGGAATAGACACTTCGCTGTAGCCGCCAAGACGCTGACGACGGATACCCTGAGTACCGTCTGCAGCCTCGGACACAATGAACAGGTTGCTGTCCTCAACCTCAAAGAGGTTCTTGTCGCCCTCGGCAACATTGCGGAAGTCAACCAGCGCATTGAAATACTCATCGCCCTGCAGGCCTTCCACGACGGTGCGGCTGAGAACTTCCTCAATCAGAGTAAACAGACCACTGCACTTACCGTCACGGATGTTTTTATAGTTCAAAGTTGTGCTGCCGCCGTTGGCCTCAATCAGAGCCTTCTGCAAAAGCTCCATAGACTGACCGACGGAATACTGCTCAACATTACCGTGATAGGCATCAACGGCAATCTTGACGATATCTTTCATTTCAGCCATAGTTAAGTCCTCCTCTCAAATTAGTCGCCGGAACCGGGATTGGCTGCAGCAGTGTCCTCAGTCTTACCCAGCTTAATGGCATAATAGGTGTAACGACCGGCAACCTCGACATCAACGCAAACGCCAAGACCGGTGCCAGCAGCGTCAATCTTGCCGCCGGTACCAATGCCGACCTCAGCACCCTTGGTGGGGACGGTACCACCGACAAAGCCCTCTTTGGTCACAGAGAAAATGTTGCGGCTGCGGGGAATGTAACCACGCACAGCCTTGCCAGCCTCGTTGATGTACTCGTCGAGGTTCTTCTTGCGCTCGTCATACATGACCTCAACGCCAGCAACGATAGCGCACTCGTTCAGGTCATCGGACGCAGTTGCGGCGACAGCCTTCATCACCTCACGCTCACCGTCTTCATAGCCCTGAAGCTTGACGATGACGCCGTTTTCCACCTCGGCCTGCTTGCCGTTTGCATCATAAAAGCGCAGAGAAACAAGGTCAGCAGGCTGTTTGGTACCGCTCATCAAATCGGTACGGATAACTGTATAAGCCATAATCGACTCCTCCTTGTAATTTATTTAATTGTGCTGATTTGGCTTGGAAAAGCCATACTCAGCAAACGCACCGCCATAAGGCTCCTGCGTCGGCTCTGCCCGCTGAATGGGCAGCTTGGGGGCTTTGGGTTCGTAAGAGAACTTTGCGGTCGTGCCATTTCTGCCACGGATTGCATAGCACTTTTCCTCCAAAGCCTCAGCCGTATAGTCCATGCAGTGCTCACGCAGATTTTCAAATGCCTCGACGCCGACCAAGTCTTCAAACTGAGCGAAGACTTCATCCCGCTCGCCCTTGGCAATGGCGTTCTCGGTGTCTGTCTTAAACTGGCGCAAAGTGCCAAGCTCGTTCTCCATAGACGAAATCGTGTCGGAGGCGGTCTGGTACTTCTCCGCCCACTGGGTATCGTTTGCGGTGTACTTCTCAGTAACCTTTGCAAACATACCGCTGATGGGGTCAGCCTGCCCGCCCTCGTCAAACGGGACAAGTGCAAGCTTCATGCGTTTCTTACCGGCAAAATCAATGACCACATGGTCGCCATCCATTGAGTAGGGGAAACCATAAAGATTCCAGTCCGTAACATCGGTTGCGTACACTTCAGACGCATCCCGGTCATAGTCCCAGAACCAATAATGAGAATCCATGCCCCAGCAGGTCTCAACCTTTTCTGCTTCCAGAGCACCAAACAGCTCCTGCCGGAACTGGCTTTCCAGAGCAAAGTTTTCAGCGCCCTTCTCAGGCTCTGCTGCGGGAGTAACGGTGGCGGGTTTCAACTCTTCAAACTTAGCGCGAAGCTCTTCCACGGAAAACTCCTCAATGTTGAAGTCAAGCATATCGGCAGTCAGGCCGAATTCTGCCATCAGTGCAACTTTCTGTTCCAATACCTCTTCTCCTCCTTCCGAATAATTTTGTGGGTGTATGCCAACCTCTTGCGAGGGTTGTGCCGTAGTAAACGAATCCTTGAATTCTCGCATCATCATTGCAAGCTGCTGTTTGAAATCATCACATGAGAACATCTCCAGCGATGCTGATTCATAGCACGGTTTTGCCGTGCCTAAGAGGCAAAAGGCAGTAAATTCAAATCGGTCAATGACATATACGCCATCGACCATTCCGCCCTCTTTCACGGTAATCTCCATAGACTCATCCGTGATGCCATCGTCTTTGATTTTGCGGTATGCTTCCTGACGCTTCCAGATAAGTGCGTCCACGCAGAGGTATTCATGCAGGCCGGAGTCATCTTCGATTTCCTCCCACCAATACTTTGCGCTCTCAGGAATCACACCCACCGGCTGCGTGATATTTACAATCCGCATTCCTTTATCGTCAGAGACAATCTCCATATCATGTGACCCGATGGTATCTGACTCTCTGTCATAGTTGCACACAATTGGACAGTTATAGATACTCGGCATACATCGTTCAAAGGTTTCCTTGCTGATGAAGCTGTTATTGCGGTTTTTCCCGGTGTATGCTACACGGAGAACGCCGCTGTCAAAAGACGAATTGCGTTCAACAAGATTGCGCACCCCGGAAGAGAACACGATACTCATGTTTCTCTCGCCCATATCACAGTTCACCACCTTTGGCTAAAATAAAATCCACGCTTGCGCAAAGCGTGGGTTAGAATGTCAGCGTGTCTGACATCACATATCGAATATCCCCGTCTTCAAAATTCAGATTGCCCGTATTCAAGAACACGAAGATATGCTTCTCGGCATTTTGCCCCAGCATTTCATATCCTCTGGACATCAGCTGGTCACGAGTATCCTCGTCAAACACATAAATGAAATTCTCCATATACATACCTCCGATTATCCCCAGTCGTCAGAGTCTTCTCTTGACTGTTCTCCGGAGTCGGTCAGGTCTCCCGTATCTTTCTGTGGGGCACCGCCCTCATCAGTTGCGGCAGTGCTTGCAGAAGAGCTCTGCGTAGAAGAACTCTGCAACGGCTTAAACCGTTCGGCAAGACCAAGTACATCGTTTTCAAGGAAGCTCATACAATCAACTTCACTCTGAGACAACCCCTGTGATGCTGCGTACATAGAGATAAAGGGAAGTCCGTACTGACACGCTTTGAGGTACATATCTCCCAGCTCTTTTCTGTTGAAAGGGCTGCAATCAAGGAATGTGATTTTGAAGTTCTTTCCATACCCTTGATACTGGATGAAACGATTGACCATATCCTCGATGCTTTTTACAATGCCAAAAGTAACCGCCTGGTCTGCTTTGATAGAAAGAAGCAGCGCATTTGCGGATGCCTTATCATTGTTGAACAGGAGCGAAGACACGCCAGCTGCTGTGAAGAGATTCTGTTCTGCATCAGAGATAGTGTTCGTATCGCCAGTATTGGATTTCTCAAAGCTTATCTTGTTGATAGGCATGGGAGAGAGAACACTGCCAATTTCCTCCGGCAGTACGGAATCCAGATTGCGCCAAAACTCTTTGGCCTTGTCCAAATCCATCTGCCATTCGCCATCCTCATTGATGCCAAGCGTCATAACCAGCATGGCATAGTTCTCAAGAGTGGTCTTGGTGAGCTTTAGCTGTTTATAATCTTCGAGGTCATACACCTCCCGCAGAATGCCTGCAAACGGGGGAATGGCATAATCCAGAATGTCATTGTTGCACTTGATAGCAAAAGAGGTCGGAGAGTCCAACTCCTGCCACTTCCGTTGTCTATTCTTCTGATAGACTTTGTACTTGGTCTGGAACTCTGTCGGATAAAACTCCAGATACTGCGAATGACCATCAAAATAGGAAAAGTCGAATGTCACATTCAGCACATTCCCCTCAATGGTCGAGATGGCGCAGTAATCAGCCGGAAGCTGCTGGATGGTAATGCTGTCGCTCGTGACCCACAGTGTCCCATAAAAAGTGTCCTCACGCAGACATACCGTCAATATCTTAGGAAACTGTGACCGTACATTCATTGCAGACATGGTATTCAAAACTTTTCTGTAATTGCGGTTGACCGATTTCATGTTGACGGTCTTGGGGTCAATGTGGTAAGGAGAGACGACATATGCAAAATCGGAAAGGCCAGTGAAGTACTGGATGAGCCTGCGGAAATGAGAACTCGCCCCGTAGATATAAGTAACCGCCTTACGAAGTTGCTTCTCGTATCGGTACGGGTCGGTCAGGTATGTAGCAATGTCATCTTTCTTATATAGAGAAAATGTGGGTGCATTGGTGTTATTGTTCAAATCCCTTGTAATCAAGTGATTGAGCAGGGCGAACTTTTTGGAGATACCAATCATGCCCTCCATGTTGGTGGACTTGCCATTTTCAGAATTGCTCACTCAGGTATCACCACCTTTCTATTTTATTTTGGGCGGCTTAAACATGAAGAAATCACTGGAGTTAAACTCCGCCGCCTTTGTGCGGATAAGCTTGCTCTCAAGCTGTGCCGCCACATAGTAGTTATAGCTAAGACTGGAATAGCGGTCTTTCCGCATACCAGCTCGTTCAAAAATCTTTACCCGTCCACCGGACTCGTCATGCTGTAGCTTGACCAACTCATCAACTAACAGCGTCGTGTGGATGTATGGCATCTGCAGCCTGACCTTCTCTGCCGGTGAAAGGCTGGCATATCCCCTGATTTCAGACAGGATGTTTTCCGCCTCATACTCTGTAACGAGAAGGCGTATCTTGCCGCTTCTGAACCCCTCACGCAGCAGCACCGCACATTCGGAGTTCAGCGCAGGGTTGCCCTTGATTGCCCAGATGACTTTATCTGCGCCCTTTACCGTGCATCTGTCCGCCATCTCCTGATTGTTACAACAGGACAGCGCAGGATAGATTTCGCCGCTTTCCGGGTCAACCATATCTCGAACCAGAGCGTCATATACGCCCAGGCCGAGCCCGGTACAGTCCAGCACAATATAGTCGCAGTCAAACTCGTCGTAAAGTTTGCGAATGACCAACGCTTGGTCTTCTGTATGGAGTCCCTCTGAAGAGTCGCCATAAATGATATTGCTCGTGTATCTCCCCGATTTGGTCGGAAGCATCTGATTGATGAACACAGCTGTCGCATCGTTGTTATGCTTCTTACTGGACATCAACGCAATATCCGCAGATAAGATTCGCTTTTCACCAAGCTGCTTGGGTTGAATTTTGATTTTGTTGTTGCCAAGAAGAATCGAAACCCGCTCTGGCAGCATGGGGTATTTAATGCGCCTGTTCTTCGAGATGGAGTTGAACTCAAAGAACGAACCGTCGGTGTCACCAAACCAAAGGGCGTCCATCTCCATGCTCCATTTCACTTCGCTGAAGTCAGACTCTGCCATCTGGTCTGCCACATCCTCTTTGAACAGCAGCCCCTCTTGAATTGCCAGCTGATACGGGAATCCACACACGAAGTCCTTTCGCTTATCGTCCAGCATGAATCGGCAGTTATCCTCGGCTTTGGTATAAGACCAGTGGTCTTTGAAATAAGCGGAAGAAAGATACAGCGTTTTATTTCGCTCCGCCAAATGCTTATAGGCAGGATTGTTCAGGTATCCGGGAAGCCTCGGATTCGTCAGGAACTTACGGAGAATCGTATCGATAATATCCTTGGACACCATGCGATACTCATCAATCAGCAAAATGTTGGCACGATTACCCCGAGCATTATCGCTGGCGGTAACGACCTTAATAAACGAACCGTTCTTAAAAACAATCTGTGCATTGGTTGCATTTATCTTGGTCTGTTTATCGTCAATCTCATTACACAACTCCGGTGAGCATGGCCGCAATTCCGTTTGTATCTTTTCAAGCACATTGATACTCTGACCCCGTGTACCGGAGGCAATACATATCTTTGTACCGGGGTACAAAATACAACGGATACAGCAGAAGATTGCCGATAGGAATGTTTTACCCAGACCTCGACTTGCGATAAAAACAAATGTTGTGGAGACATTCATCATCACCAGCAATATCTTCTGAAAAAGATGCAAATCCAGATGCAGGTAATCCTTTGCAAACCGATGGGGGTTCGCTCGATAATAGGCGCACCATACGGCAGCGCCGCTCATGATGCGCTCTTGCCGCGTCACTCAGCTATACTCGCTTTGTCCGAGCTGAAGATGTCGTTGAACATTGTCTCATCATCTTCATCCTCGTATTCAGGGCGTTCAATACGCATTTTGGCAATTTCATCTTCATACAACTTGCAGTATGTATTCTTGATACCAAGCATTTTACAAAGATGCCCCAGGAACCAAATCGTGATGTAGCGAACGATTCCATCCACATCCTTCAGCTCCGGGTCTGGCTCGGGAATGGGCTTCGTATTTTCCCACTTCCGAATCCACACACCAAACGGCGTCCCATCGACCGCCGCATCTGCGCCCTCTTTTTTCTGCGCAGGCTTCAAGTTCATGCTGCCAAGCAGCGTATTGAGGGCGTTGACATTCTTGTCAATCGCCTTTCCCTGCGCACTGTCACGACTGATTGTCGCTTCCAAAATACAAATCTGTTTATACAAAGACCGTTCACTCGGCTCCGCAACAGGAACGCCGTTTGTCCAGTCTTGATAGCGTCGCTCAAGCTCCACATAAAAATCGGATGTAAAGCCTGCCCCCCAGAAGTCAACAAGCCTCTGGTCAACCGGTGTTTCTTCGATTTCATCCGAAACCTGCAAATGCTCATGATAAACGCTGTTATCCGGCTGCTGACAGTTCATCGCAGTACCCTCTGCGATAGTGTCGTCAAATGTCTTGTCAATATATCGAATCAGATTGGTCTTTCCGATATAATTGCGAATACGGGAATTGACGCCTGCGGTGCGCTCCACCATGTTATAGATGTCTTCGTTCCAATACAGGTCGAGCTTCATGCACATTCGGCGCATGGCTTCTTTGTCATCGCCGAGGGAGGCTCTATACTGTTCATACATATCCTCCACACAATCGTTGCAGATAGGGAGATAGCCAGAGCCACGATACATCAGGCTGTGGCTGACAGGGAAATATCCCTTCTTGCGGCTATATGATGTGCCGCATCTGCAACAGTAAAACTTCTGAGAAGTCTGGAGGCTCATTGAGTCGTCTGTAGTCTTTTCAAGCTTTCTGCGTCTCGGGGCATCCGCCATTTACATCAGCCCCCTTTTATGATTTCCCTCCCACAGCTTAACGGCCATACGCATTTTATTGCCGGGGTAAAAACGGGGAATCCAGTGTGCAGGCACATCGACCTTTTCACCAGTCTGTGGGTTAGGGCAGCTTCGAGCCTTGCGTTCCAAAATATCGAAGCAACCAAAGTTGTGAATTGAAATTGTGTTTCCTTCTTCGAGATTTTCCAAAATTAGATTGGTAAAATCATCAACAATGCTCGTGGCGGCTTTCTTTGTGTAGCCATGCCTGTCCACAAGCTGCTGGATTAAATCGACCCTTTTAATATCCATCCTTGCCTTCCTTTCCGTTACAGGTCTGACAGTGATTTCTGTGCGTCAGACCGAATATCACCATTCTCGTCAAAGTACTGCGAAATCTGTTCCTCTGCGCTCAGGTCTTTATAAACGCGCACCATGTCGGCAGACTCCCACCCGACGATGTCTTGAATGATATTGTCCGGCAAACCAAGCTTGGAAAGATGCGTCGTGAAGTAATGCCGCAGACTGTGCCAGTAAAAATCTTCACCGGTCATCCTGCTAAAGGTGTTTGCCCAGCTGTTGAGCGTTGTCTCACTCATTTGTTCGCTGGTCGTTCCGGCAGGAAACAGCCATTCGCTTTCAATGCCGAGCTCTGCCCGTTCACGCATCCATGCGTCAAAATACGGTTTGAACTTTTTTGCCAGCGTGTAGCAGTAAATGTATTTGCCCAAACCGAACCCCTTTGTCTGAATCGGCTCGCTGGTCTTGTACAATGCACCACCACATACAAGGTTGTCGTCTTTGAAATCGTCAACCCGGAATCGGCAAAGCTCCGCCTTGCGTCGCCCACTGCACATAGCAAGAGCTACAGCACAGGCCTTTTTGTTTTGCCCGGAAGCAAGCAGGTCATCAAGGAGCTTGTCCAGAGCCTCGTCACTCCAGACAGTTTTCTTTCGCACCTGCTGCATAGCGGGATTCTCTATCTTCCTTACAGTAGAACGGAACCCCTTAAACTCGTCTTCATCATCCAAGATGTTCTCCACATAATTGGAGAGCGAAGAAATCGCAGACTTCAAGCGCCGCACACGAGCGGGTGAATTACCGTTCTCATTGATGAGCCAATGCTGGTATGCGGCATAATCACGCTTGGAGATTTTCGGGAAAAACTTATTCCCGTTGTTCTGCAAATTCCAGACCCAGAAAATATCAAGGTCATTTGCGTAGCCCGCAATCGTCTTCGGACTGCGCTGCACAGACTGCAGGTAAGCAATGAAATCCTGCTTCAAACGAATGTTTTCCGGGTTGACCTGACTCAAAAGCTCAGGGCTTGTGATTTCGTTTTGCTTTGTTTTTCGGGGCATACAAGCCACCTCGCTTTCTGTAGAATTAAAACTGGTTGCGGGCACCGGAGTTGAACCGATTCCTCAAGGTTTATGAGACCTGCGACTTAACCGCTTGTCCTGCCCGCAATATGGTGGGAGAGGTTGGATTTGAACCAACGCAGCCTGAAGGCGGCAGATTTACAGTCTGCTGTAATTGACCGCTCTACCACTCTCCCAAAGTATGGTGAGGTCGGAGGGAATCGAACCCATCGTTACCGCCGTGAAAGGGCGGTGTCTTAGCCGCTTGACCACGACCCCATATAAAGAAATGTTCTGCGTCAAAGCGAATGCGGCGGGGTGGAGGGGTTAGACGCAGAAGCCGAAAGCGACGCCAATACTGGTTGCGGCGTAGCCATAAATGGCGTTGCCGGTACTGCCAACATAGCAGGAGCTAATGCTGTTGCCAGGCCAAGGAGAACGCATCCACCAGTTGGCAGCGGAGCCACTCTTGTTCTTCACCTTTGAGTTACCCGCCTTGTAATAGGCGTACTGCGTTCCTTCTCCAGAAACGGAGTAGGTATGCCGAAGCCCCGATAAAATCAGAAGAGGGCTGCCCATCACGGACAGCCCTCACGGTTTGTTTATTATTGAAGAGGAACACTGTAAGAGCAGCGGACTCCGTCTGCGTCACAGACACATACCATCTGCTCCGCTTTCCCGTAGATTCGTTTCTGTACACAGTAATCGTCCATGCCGAGAAAGCTTCCCGCCATGATAGTTTTGACGCCCTGCACTTCATCAATCTTGTTATGATGCAAGTGTCCGGACAGCACTGCATACAGCGGAGTTCTCGCCATTGTCTGCAGCGCCTGCACTTTACTGGCCGAGCCATCAAAGTCGCCATGAACGCCGCAGTATGTCTTACCACGGACATCGATAAGATACATGGTGCTGTCGATTTTGGCAGAGCTGCCTTCCGCAGCGCCGATAGTTACATTCTCGAAGTTCTGCAGCCGTGCGCCGAGATACCACTCGACCAGGTCGTCCAGACGCTCGCCAAGCAAGGCATCGTCCTTATTAGGCGTAATGCGGCTGTGATTGCCTGCCACGCTGACAAACACCACAGATTTGAAGTGTTTGCTCAGTTCAGCAAGGAACTCTGCAATCAATTCCGAAACGCCCTTGATTTGCTCAATCACATTCTCCTTGTTGGTGATGGCGATAGACTGGTGAATGTTGCCACTGATGGCGTCGCCATTTGACCAGACGATGCAGTTCTCACTGCCGTGCGTCTCGCCGATAGAGATGACCTTATCCAGATACCGACACATCATCTCTCTGCACACATTTGAGTTATATGTATTCCAATGGTTGTCCACATCCGCACCGTAGTGAATATCGTTAAGGCTGACCAACAAGTCGTTGTCAGACGGTTCGATATGGCACGGCTCATAGGCAAGGCGGGGCAAGTCCCCATTCTTGACTGCTTCCACAAGAATCTCGTTGAGCTCCTCCTGACGGGAACGCTCACGAATCAGTTTGTTGAACGCATTTCTCTGGTCAAAGAACTTCTGCCGTTCCTTGAGAAGTTCAATGCGTCTGGACTCCAGCGCAGATAGCTGCTCTTCGTCACACACGGCGGCCTCACCGTCACGCTCAATAGCCTCGATGATAGTACGCATACCGTACATCCGCTTCCGGACTTCACTGGAGTTGAAGCAGTTGCCCTCACCAAACAGACGCTCGCTCAAGTCCTCGTACTCATCGTCAATGGTGTGGTCAACCAGCTTTCCCATAACGATGTCGCGCATTTCTTTATAGCTTGCTGTATTGGTGCCTATGGCTTACACTCCCTTTCGTTTGTCACGAGGACGCTCCTGCCCTCGCAGACTGCGCAACAGCCTCATAGGGGTGCCCTCCTCAACCATATAGTAATGATGCCGCTTTGAGTCGCTTTTCATCGTGCGCACAATGTGAACATGGGGAAACTTCTCACGAATGGCTTCTTTTTCAGATAAAGTAATTGCAATCACTGAACTATCATCCTTTGCTTCAAATTTTTATTTTATAGGTTTGCTATTATCATTCATTACAACACCCCATCAAACACGCCCTTTTGCCTTGTGGCACAACGGTTTGACGGGGGTACTTTTTGTAAACAGATTCAGTTTTTCAAAGCCTGTCTTCGGCGCATTACTGAATTAACAATCTGCCTTGTGTGCAGTTCCACAGCGCAGTTGGGGCAATACTTTTGCGGGCGGCCTTTTGCAGGCTCCTGCATCTTCACAGTCAGACCACAGTTCTCACACTCAAAGTACTGCCCGCCGTAGTACTTCATGTACTGATAGCCGAGGTTGCGGAAGTCTTGAATATGTATTGCTGTCTTTCCACTTTCCATAAAGCACACCTGCACATTCAGGTTATCAATCTTTTTGGAAAACCGAATAAAGCCAGCACTGCGCAACTCTGCAAACATAAGGCTCTGCCGCTTGATAGAGGTGTTGATATTCGCCATCTGCATGACCTCCTTGTCGGAGCTGTTGACCCAATGATTGTTCTTGTCGGATGCAGCGTCCCAGTACTTGGCAACGCACAATAGCGTAAACGCCAACCGCCGAAGCTGCTTTCCCTCAAGCGACTCAATCTTTCGCAGTTCGTTCTCGGTGATGTCAACCCCGTCCAGCCGAATCAGTGGAAACTTAGCGGCGTTCCTTGTTAGCTTGTCCAGAATATCCGACCACTGGACAAGCGAAACAGACGGGTCGCACTGCAGCATAAAGGAGTCGAGCAGCCGCCGAATCTCCTTTTTGCTGTACTGGTTCTCATAGTAGTATCTCGAAATGCGGCTAAGGGTCTCCACGGGCTTTGAGCCGAGGTCATGGTTGTTCAACATTCTCTCCGCCCAGTCATATTCATTAAGAACAATGCTCATTGAATTCCTCCAGTCTCTTTTGTCTCAGGGTAAAGCGGTTCCCGCAAAACACGATTTCTCCGGCAGGGTCAATAGTCGGATAAGAAATCAATCCGTCGTGTTTATTCAGCAGATTGCGAATGATTTCATTTCCGCACATCTCCCACGCAAACCGCTTGGTCGAGCTTTTCCGATAGCAAATGTCCAATACGATGTCACACAGTGCGAACCGATTGGAACAAATCTTGCTGCACTCCTGCTCGAACTCCGTGCGCATCTCCATCATTTTGGAGAATGTGTCGTACTCGTCTACTCGTTCGTAGTTCGCAAACACAGCATAGCTGCGCAGCCGGTGGTTGTAATTCTCATACAGCTTTAGGATTGCGTTGTACTGCGAACGGGTATAGGCGGTTCCGCTTTTCATAACGGTATAATCAAACTCTGTTTCTGCGCTGTGTCGTCCGAGATATCCGTCAAACTCCTGCTCAAAGCGGCGACATATCCTGTTCATCACGCAATCGTGATTGCCAACCGGCATCCGGGACTCGTAGTAGCGGAGGAAGTCCTTCTGCCGGTCACTCAGTTCGGCGGGCGGCAGCTCCAGCAATTCGTCCACTGTCATCTGGAATTCACGCATAGCATTCTTGTTGGTGTTTTTTATGTATGTATTGTACTGCTTCATCAGTGTAGGGTAGATAATGCGCATGAAGTACGGCTTCTTGTCCGCTACGATTTTCTGATAAAAGCGGCGCTTGGCAGGGTCATCAATGGTGTTGACGCTGTGGCGGTCATGCCACTCTCTCGGCATAGGCTTGGCAATAATTCCTTTGGCCTTGTCAATGGCGTTTTGCTGGAACAGCTGCCCGCATTTGATACGATAATCAAGCGCTTCATATTCCTTGCTGCCTTTTTTGAATTGTGCCCGCACATCAAACATGGAGGTAATCCAGTTTGTTGTCTTTCCGATGTCGTCACCGAAGCTATCGATGTTTGCCTGAATAAAGTCTGCCTCGGTAACAATTTTTTTCTTGGCGTTGCGCTGCACACACATCAGGGCAGGAAGCTCTTTCAGATTACGAACAAGAACATCGTTATCGGTCAGCATCACGAGGTCACCGTCTTTGTCCATACCATTCAAAGCATGTGCAGCCGTGTCCCATGAGTTGAAAATCGTACAGGTCGTCATGTACTGATACCAGTAGGCCGCCGTCTCGCTGTGGTTCGGGTACACCAGCCGAATGTTATTGTGGCAGGTCATAGGCGCCCGATAGCAAGCCAGTTTCTCCGTACCCTGTCGGCACCAGTACTGATTGTAGATTTCACCGGATTTCAGCAGCCCCGTCACCGGCATAGCAAAGATGTGCTGACAGAGGGAATAGGGGTCACCAGACACAATGGAGTAATTTCCGTGTACCTTCAGCACGCCCACCTTAGCCTCATTGATGCGGTTCTTTATCATCTGGTAAACGCTGCTCTGAACATAGGGGTCGTTGAGAATATGGGGTTCAATCATCAACGCCTTTATGAAGTCGTTTTCCATACACCCGACATTCTCCTCGTTCAGTCCTGCACCTCTGAGAAACAGAACAGTCTTTACCCAATCGGCATACAGCACATCCTTTATCTCATCCATCGTCGGCTTGATAAGCTGCTCCATATCCGTATCGTCCAACTCATAGCTCTGGATGAACTGATAGTTCAGTGTCCTCTCACTTTCCAGCTCTCTCGGGCAAGTCTTCGCAACACCGAAAGTATAGCCGTTGCGGATACAGTTCTGCACATAGTCGTCACAGCTGGTATAAGCGTCCCACAACTTCAGCATGGATGTTGTCAGTATCAACTCCACATTCCGCACATCCACATCGTTACCCCATGCGTCTTTGACAATGTAAGTCCCAGCGACATTCTCAGCGAAGTCCAAAAAGTCAAAGGTGAATACCATGCCTTTCTCCCATGAGAATCTGGTGTTCACTCCGCTGATAAGGTAGTCAAGCTCAAGTTCCTCTGACCAACGCCTTGCCAGAGACGGCAGCATCAGACCGTACCCGTCCGATTCTTTAAGCTGTACGGTTGCCTGCTTACGCTCCTCCATCACGGGCTCGCCATCACCCTCATCGTTCAGGTAGATGATATCGGACAGGAACTCCGTCTCACAGTCGCTCACTACCAGAATGCCATGCGGCATAGACACAGGAATGGATGCGCTGCAGGTCAATGCGTTGTAGGCTTCCAGCTTGGCAGGCACCATTGCCTTTTCCATATTGCGGCCATTGTTAATGCGCCTGCGGATTTCGTCTGCGTGCCGTTCGCTGACAAAGACAATCGTCTCATTCTTGACGCCGCCGTTTGTCCCCAACAAGCGCTGATACTTGATGCCGTTGATGCTGAACCCACGGCAGGCACGGTGATAGTCTTTTTCTTTGTCAATGATTACGCACAGGTAATCCGGCTTGAACTGGATAGTGTCCAGCTGTGCATAAAGCTGCTTGATGCGGCGGCGGTTCTGCACGCTATTCTGCTCTTTGCGCAGGCGCCGAATTTCCATCTTGATTTCCTTTGCCTTAGCCTCGGCATCGGTAATCCCGTTCAACTCGTCCAGCCAGCGCAGCACCTGGCTGTCTGCAAGCGAAATGACCTCATCGTTTCGTCTTGCCTCCGCTATGGGTAGCGTCAGCTTCCACTTGGCCTTTCGCAGTCTGCTGCTATGCAGTTTGAAGATATACTTCTGACATACTAACTGTTTTGCCAGACTCGCTCACCTCACAGTTGTATTTTATTTAATTGCTATGATATAAGAAAAATAAAAAGCCTTACTCATAATCTTCGGCTGTATATTGGAACCATTCTCTGTGAAAGCGCATCCGCTCACGCTCTATGTATCGTTCCAGCGCCGCTTCATTTTCAAGCGGGTTCTCGAAAATCTCCTCCTGTTTGAGCCGCAGCTCATCGGATTCTTCATATGTATAGGGATAATTATACTGCAATCGTCTTTCCTCCGTTCGTCGTGTCTATCCAATTTATGAGCAGCTCTCTCATGCGCTTGCTCGGTATGTATAGGTTGATGGGGCGGTCATCACGAATGGCGCTTCGCCATATCCACTGCAGCATCTCGGACAGTGCGAATGCGTCCGCATCAATAGTGATGTTCTGCGCATGGAAAAATTTCATGATGTTTGGGTCTGCGAACCGGTTGACCATGTAGGCCACATCGGTGCGGTCTTTGTACTCATTGGTCGCTCTGGCGCTGGTCTGCAAAAAGTTCTTTCGGAACCTTCCGGTCTTACTGTCAACCAGCTTGTTTACATCGCTCTTATAGCAAGTCCACAGCCGGGTCTCCTGTCCGCCGCCTGGGATACTTTGAAAGAACTTCTTCATGCCGTTTCGCAGTGTACGAATCTCGGCGTTGTTATACCCCCGCTTGTCGTACCATGACTTGGACAGGGTATAAGTCTTGTCCCCGACAGCATTGAGCTTGGGACTGTCCACAATATGTATCAGGTCGTGGTAATCCAGCGGCGGCGGTTCATCCGGTCTGTCGGAGAATCGATACCCATTGGCATCGCTCTCTACACCAACGACCTTGTAGTCAAACCCGAAATAATCCAGATATGCTTTCTGGTACTGCCCGTTAAAAAGGTAAGTCAGCATAAACACTTCATCAAATGAACGAAGCAGTTCCGGGTTGAGAATGTTCAGCAGCGCATTGTCCAGTCGGAACAGTGAGCGGGTGTTGGCCATTTCTTTATAGTCGCTGAACCGTCCTGTGTATTCCTCGTCCTTCCACTGGATGCATCCGTCTTCCAAAACTTCAGCGAGCTGGGTGACAATCAGGTCGAAGTCCTTGTCGGTGATATTCAGCCTCTCTATCACCTGGATACTCTCATCCACAATGAGAGAGTAGTGCTTCTCACGAATCAGCTTCAATGCCTCATCGTCCATCAGGTAGAACAACGAGTGCGTTGCGGAAACATTGTGTCCAAGACGAAGGTGGAGCTTCAGTTCAGAGGACTTGCTCATGTGGTCGCTGTCCGGCTGGTCAAAGTCGCAGCGTTCGCAGATACGCCCGACCTCGTCCAGGTATGGGGTGATGTACAAGAACCGCTTGCTGTCCTTGTGCCGGTTCATATAGCGAATGGCAGCAGACGATTTACCTCTGCCCATGCGGGCGTCAACAATAGTTATCTGGTTCATTGGGTGGTGTCATCACATCCTTTCTGCGTATTTTTGATTAACCAAACCATCCAAAAAATTTTAGGACACAAAAAAGCCGCTCGACTGGTTATACTGTCGCTATCAATGCAGCGTCTGTAACCTGCTTTGAGTAGCTTTTTTAATAGCTCTTTTTTCAAACTCCTCCTTCTTTATAACCTTTGAATCGAAAAGCCCTGTGCCACAAGGACTTTCCGAAACGGCCAGGACACTCGGTGTGTCCTAACTTGTTTATCCGATATGCGATTGTCAAGGTGCAGCAGATGGTCATCAGGCCATCAAAATCTCAGTCTCTCCAATGTCACTATCGACCAGATAGTTGTGGTTGACGCTGCCGAGGTTGAGGTTCCGATAGGCTTCATCAATCTCTTCACTGGTGATACCGATGTAATCCAAAGTCTGAGCAGCGGTGGAGTGACCGAATATCTTCTGGAGGAGCAGCAGTTTGCGGGGGTCGTTACCACTCATAACCATCTGATGGTAAGCAAAAGTCTTGCGCAGCGTGTGGGTAGCCATACGATTACCAAGACCAAGGTCTTTGGCGATACCCTTAAGCATGAGGTCAACGGCCTGCTTGCTGATAGGCTTGTTTTCGTTTACTCCATTATTGGACTGGCTGCGGAACATATAGTCGCTGAGGTGAACGCCGGGTGTGTTCTCAAGGTACAGGGTCACAGCTTCTACAACTGCTGTGTTGATGGTGATGTAGCGGTTACGCTGACGCTTGCGGGTGTTTCTCGTCTTCTTCTCCAGAACGGGAAAGCGGTCACGGAAGGTGCAATCGTCATTGATGATATGAGTGAACCGAAGCATACGGAGGTCACTGATACGAAGTCCAAAGTTAATACCAACAATGAACAGCATATTATCTCTGAACCGCTTTTGTCCAATCAGGAACTGAGAGATGCGGATGATATCATCCATGCTCTTGATAGGCTCAGCGGAGTGCTCGACAGCAAGGTCGGTATGTACCTCTTCAGCAGCGGGGGCAATGAGGCCAGCCTTGAGCTTACGGCAGCTCTGCTGGACAGTGGCAATGTCGATGACAGATGAGGGCTTAGCCTCCTGTGTGAAGTCGATGTGGATTATCTTAGCCATCGTAGCTCTCCTTTCTCAATCAAGATGTAGTCTATTTAATTATCTTGATTATACCGATATTATACCATATTCCTTTATGGAATGTAAGTATAATTAGTAGACAACATAGGGAAAACAGTGAAAAACAGAAGCATAAATAACAGGCGGCGTAGTTAAGCCCTTTTCTCTTTTGGACAAGTTGAATCCTCCTCACAAGCATCCACGCAAAGGGCTTAACCAATCATGTTCCTCTGGACATTCTTTGCCGAGAAAGCAAGTAAAATCAAGGTGTGTGGGGCTTGCAATAAAAAGCGATGGTTTGGGTCAGATGAACCGACTACATCTGTTTGCGCTGTCGGCGGGGGCTGAAAAGACCATAACCACCCCCCCTACTTGCCATAGCACCGAAAAGGCAAGTAGACACCACACCGCCAACGGCGGCACAACGAACGGCAGACACGGCGGGGACGCTTGCGACAGGGTACACCCCTTGCGGCTATGGGTGTATTCAAAAAAATTGTGTTGACATTATGGGCAAGTGGTGCTATACTTGTTCATGCCGGACAAGGCAAGCGGGACAAACCAACACCACAACACCACACCGCAAGCCAAAAACACCACCGGCAGAAAGGGAAACACGATGAACACGAACAAAACAACCGCACAGGCGAAAGCCAACACCACCACTGCAACCACCTTTGAAACCGTAAAACGAAACTACGAAACCGCCCTTGCACAGGGCAAGGACACCGCACAGGAATTGACCGCCCTTGCAACCGCCGTTGCATACAGTGTCATTAACAAGTGCATTGACCCACAGCGAAAGACCGCCGCACAGCGTGACACCGCAAGCAACACCGGATTTAATCCCGCTATGGTTGCACTGAAAAGAGGGATTGCCGCCGACCTTGCCACGCTGGACAACACCCGCCGCACAGCCAACGCCGCAACCGCCAACACCTACAACGCCGACGGCGATTTAGTGACCGTGATTGCAGACAAGGACGCAAACAACGCCCTTGCGGGACTGATTGATGAAACCTTGTCCGACGGTATCGACCTTGTACAGACCGCCGCCCTTGCCATTCTGGAACAAGCCGCCGACCACGCCAACGGCGAAAAGTGGCTTGACACCCCCTACACCGTCCGCCGCCTGTCCCGCCGTGTCTATATCCGTGCCGACGAAAGCGCAGCATATAGGGACGATGAAACAACCCCTATTCAAGAAATCTATAGGGCCGTTCGGCAAGCCGTTCAAAATTCCCGTGCCGTTCAGACCGATCCCCGCAACGGGTACAGCTACATAGAGGACTTGACCGCCGACGGACTGGATACCATTTATTACCGCATGAACAAGTACACCGATTTAGGCGGGTACGACTGTAACGGAAACTACACCACCGACCGACAGACCGCCGCCGACTATGCCGCCCTTGTGGCAAGTCTGAACCTGACCGACAGACAAGCGCAAATTCTCCGCTTGCGTATGCAAGGCAAGGGGTACAAGGCTATTGCAACCTATTTGGGTGTAACTCAAAGGGCGATTGCAAAGACCGTGGGACAGATACAGACGAAAGCCACGGCGGCGGGACTGACCCCGCACGGACTGACCACCGCACAGGACTAAACCGAACACGACACCGCACACAAGGCGGGGGCACAACGCCCCCGCCCTTTCTTTTTGGACAGACCACCCGCAACCGCAAGGAACGCCCCACAGACCCCGCCGCACACAGGGTACACCCCTTGCGGTTAAGGGTGTAGGGCAAGACCCCACAGACCCCGCCGCACA